TGCGATCTTTATTCACCCAATGGTACAGAGTTATAGATATACATAGTAGGTACATTCAAAAAGAATACGGGTGTGTAATCAGGCCCTACTTGAAAATAGTACTTAAAGAAACCACTTTCAGTCGTCGCAATTTGAGACTCCTTCTGGACCATACTCACACGCATTGAATCATCAGTAGTAATATTAATTAAACCAGTTGTTCTATCAACAGGAGATGTGTCCAGAAAAGAAGTTATAGAATATTGTGGCAAATTAACACTAATACCTGTATTTGTTCTTTGGTTGATCAACAATGCACCAGAATTCGTTTCTTCATTATTAGCAAAAACAGCCACAGTTTGATTGGTTGTTGTGGCATTTAAATCTGTACGTGTCCATGCATACTTCGTCGTCTGAAGTGTTTCTTTTGGCCGGGACACCATAATAGAAGCTGGTTCAACTGCGTCAAAATCCATTTTCCAAGTAAATGAACCTCTCTCACCCAGAAAACACTGAGAAATCATATGGTAAGGAGTATTAGCAACAAAGTTATATGGACTAGACGTAGGTGTACTAACTATATTATTAGCTGAATTAATACCGTCAGGATCAAATCCTTTAAATAATGGTCTCCTATTCATAGAAGAAACATGATAATCTTCACGTGTTGGATGTATAGAGACTGTAAGGGCTCTATGAAAATTGCACCTCATCATTAAAGATCTTAAATTCTCTACCTTCTCTCCCATATAAACCAAGTTAATATTGGGATCAACAGATGATGAACCAGCAAAATCCACGTCTGTTTGAACAGTGTAATAATACAGGTCTTCTGATATTTTCTTTGGGGCTGCGAATTCCAAATTTTCGGCGCCCCTGACAAACACCAACACTGTGACATCACTTGTATCTACAGGTGAACTCAATTCATTTAATACTCGAACAGTAAGAATACCATTGACTGTATCACTTGTGTCTTTAGCTAATACTGTTGTTGAGTAAATCGTTGATGAAAGATTACTAGGAATCTTTTGGTATGCTGTTCTTTGCGTGTAAGGGATACGCAAAGATATAGTGTCAGTGTCAGCAATATCAATAATATAATTGTACACTTGTGGATTGGAATCCACTGTGTTTGCTATATCACCAACAGGATCCCAAGATACGCGCAGTCTACCTCTATGATACTGTGTACATATAATCTGGAACTCAAATATAATATCGCCACGCCAATAATCAAATAAATTCGAAACTAACCACATAGGAGTACCGTTGACAACACTTTGACCTGTACCAACTGAGACTTGACTCATAAAAGGTGTCACATAAGAATTCCATAGTAATGTTGACGCGGCATCTGAAGATTGCCAAGAATAAGACGTTAAAAAGCTTTTATGATTCACAAATTTTGATAGATGTAAAGCATCGTTACTAGAATCTCCTATGCTAACAGTGTCTATAGTGAGTTGATTCTTAGAATCTATACACAGACGTTCTGTAACATCACTTATTTCTGAGGTCGCCAAACCATGAAAAGGGAGATTTTTGAAAACTTGAACATCATCAATAATTGGCGTTTTAGTATAACCAAATAATCCTGCAATATCGGAAACAGACTGAGCTGCCATAGAGGCTGATGTCATAAAGTTCCCAACAACAGGGATTTTATTCAATAACCCCGTTGCCCTAGCTATGGCGCTAGCCGGTTTCGAGATTGGGCCATCTCTACTCCCTTGGACTGCTAAATCAACAGTTAAACCACTCAATTCCACATTATCTGCCCAAGCAAAAAATTGGACATCCACACTTGTACCAACATTTCCATTGGCTGATCTTAGTATATCAAAAGTATCCAAATGAACTCTACCCATTTGGGAAGTATCAGCAGATGATGTTATATCCAACCATTCCCTAGGATAAATAAATGGGAAAACCATTTCTCCTCCAGAACTCTTTTGAGGATATATTATGATATTGGGTCGTTGAGATAATGGTACTAAACTGTTAAGAGTAATTTTAGCTGAATTAAAGAGATCCTCTAAAGGGTCATACGATACCAACATTGCACCATAATAAAATGGGGACGCATTAATCAGAACTTTAAGATGCAAATCACAACGTATAAAAGCATAATTATCTATTTTACGTTTTATCGCGGCATTGGAAAAGAATAGTTGCCAGGGTGCGAAACTAGTATCAATAGATGTTCCAAGAACCCAATTTTGAGTGCGAATTTTGACAGGCCGTCGCAAATACTCATCCAGAGATACATTTAGACCTGATGTGGGTCTATACGAACGTGGTATAGCTGACATATCGACCATTGGTTCTTCTTCCTGATCATTAAACGTTGTAGTAACTTGCATGCTAGTGCTTGCAGTCGTTTCGGGTCTATCAATATCAGTTTGGACTACATAGTCGTTTGATAAATACTGATCATAATTGTTATTAAGGCCGACAAGGCCTGTAGAGTTTTGACACGAGACTCCACAAAATCTCGAAATGCAATTAGGATCACATAGATCCTCTTTTTTATTTTGTAACATGACATAAGACATAAAAATATTGACAAACTGTCCTGTACCTTTACCACATATTGTAGGCTTACAGTCATAGGCCTCACTCAACAACTCTCCACTACGGTATTGTGGAGACGCATTAATTGTTGATTCCGTACAGACACAAGTGCTACACTTGTGATTTCGACATTTACTTTTTAACATATGATTGAGGACGATACAATCATATTTTAGACAGACATAAAATGAACAAATAATCTGTGAGATTGATGGTTCTTTGAGAACCATCAGGGTTTGTGGTGCGTTCGAACATAATATATCCGGTAGATCACAACACAAACATGAACTCTCGT